TGACGATCGCTTCTAGAGGAAGTTGTTTAATATCATCAATGTCAATGTCGGTAACCTGCTCCATAAGCATGGGGACAGATTCCATTATGATCTCTACGATAGTAAACAGATTTTGAGGCTCATTGTAATTCTCCCAAGTGACACCTTTATCCACAAGCAGTGGACCGATGCTTTTTACTTGTCGTACGACAGATGCGAGAGTTACAATGCTGAGGGGCTTCAAGTCCACGGTACCGCTTTCACCAATCTTTACGGCTTTCCCTGGAAATAAAGAATCGAGATTTAATCCGAGTTTACGTGCCATTTTGTTCTCCTTCTTACTGCTAGTGTAGGTACGTGGGGAGGTTTCCCTCCCCACTCTTATTTACTGCTGGTACAGATTACAGCGCGATTATATCCATGTACGGACTTTCGGGATGCCCGACTTCGTCCTTCAGAATCTCACCGGTAAAACCAAGGGTCGCCCAGTCTTCACCGATAAGTGCGGTATCACCCGTTGGTGTGAGGGAACAACGCCAGATGCGCAGCTCGCGCTGACCACCGGCAGGGTTGCCGGAAACAAACCGGAGGAAACCCTCGATCTGTGTCTCTTTGAAAGCACGAACGACCTTGTAGGTGTAGCCAGTACAACCAAAGGTAGCCAGAAGTGGCTGACCATCCGTGATAGCACTGCCTTCAAGAATCCAAATACGACCGATCTGATCATCTTTCAGAGACAGGTCAATCTTATAGTCGGTACCCGCGATGTAAGTCGTGGTGCTGCCAACATTGGTAATCTTCAGGACACCAGGAACAAAAACCGGAGCTGCATTCAGTGTAGCCGCTTTAGTGGCAGGAGCATTGATAACCTCTGTGCTGGTGAATGTACCAGCAGTCGCCACCTGAATAAATCCAGTGCCGACAGTGGTAACACGGCCAGTTGCAAGAGAAGTGGCTCCAGTTACGAGGTCACCAACTACGAACGGACCATTGGTTACAGTGCCATGGGCCAAGGTGGTAACACCAATTTTACGCTTGGACAACTGAGTCGCACGCCCAAGATAGCCAACGAAAGCTTCGTCAACAACGGATGTAGCAGCCTGTACAACATTTTCGACGGTACCAAGGGTCAGCAAGGACAAGTTGTCCTCATTGATCTCATCCAGGGTAAAGGACAAGGAAGGAGTAATCTGAGAGATAATCTCTTTATCTTTGGCTTTCAAGCCACCACGGGAGCTGTAATGCTCCAATTTCTCAATGGCCGCACTGAACGAGAAAGCCGGGGCATTGCCCAGGTCGCGCTCGCCACTGTACAGGCCGGTGGTGATGTTTCGTTTATTGAATGACACGATCCCTTTTCCAAGGGTATAGTTGTCAGTATTTGGGCTAGTCGACATGGTAAATCTCCTTAATTTCCAGAGTCAGTGTAGGTGAGGGAAAGAACCAACCTCATACCTTTAATATCGGGCAGATCATAACTGTTTGGACCTTCTGTGCGTATTTCTTCAATCATGCAATTGTCGGCCACAACCGGATCAAAGAGTACTATAGAGCGCACGTCCCTGTACAACTTCTTTACATCATACCCCAATAAGGTAACAATTTCAAGTATTAACTCTAGATTGCGCCTCGCAGGATAAATTTGCTTACCCCTAGAACTTTTCTTAAGGATAACATCTTCCCCCTCAACCAGCAAGACTGCTGGACAGTGTACGGAAGTTATTGCCGAACTAGGCATGCGCTTACACGTAGTAAGCCCAAGGGCCACACGGGCCTCTTTGATACGACGCTCTATCTCTACAATGGAATCTTCACGTAACTGCATGGGATTACTTCTTTTTTGGTAATGCAGATATTATAGAATTAGCAACATCCCTCGCCAAGCCCCTGACTACGGCATTGGAAATATTACTGCCAGATACGCCACCAACAGCAGAAGAGGACCAAATGCGCCCACTCTTAAGAACTATCTTCGAATTGCCTTTTGAGGCCTTCTTGTCCTTTCGCATAGATAAAGCCCACGGATGATGTGGACTAGAAGGATCTACACCTTCTTCTACCGCTATGGCATGAGGTTCTTTGTTGGTGATAGACACAGAGGCAATCACACCGGTTGAAGACTTGGCCCTGCCTAATCTCCACCCTGCCTGAAGTGCCCCCGCAGAAACAGGACTACCAGTCCTAAAACGACTGGTTAAATCGGCTCCTGTACGTGTGACGGCTATCCTAACAGAACGTTCTATACGAAGTCCCGCAGTGGCTAGCTCGTCAATTACAGAAGATATTGTGGGCATTATGTTTTCCGCAATAGGAAAGTGTACAGTACACGTAATGGATCTGTATCGAAAGCAATTACTGTGTACGAGTGTTCAGACGCATCTTTGCGTGTTATTACTATCTTATCACTTTGAGAATTTATAGCACTGGATATCTCAGCCCCACGAACTATTCCCTTTACGTCAGTTGGTTGTATATGCTCTGAAAATGATAAGGTATGTATATCGTTCTGTGAAAATGACTCTTCTATAATAGTTATAGGGTAATTAGTATCTGTCTCTAAAAACCCTGTTTCCAATATAGAGTAATAGACCGCAGGATGTACGGCCTCTTTAAATATCTTGAAAGCGAGATTAGCCGCCTTTATGAATTTAGATTCTAATCCCATTTTAAGCCCGTATTAACCGCACAACGCCCATACCACTCTGAACATAAAGGCTACCAAGTATCTTCCAAATAGCCTCCGGTATTACTTTTCGTGGAGGGTTCGATAATTTATCCATAGTTCCGATTTGCAAAGAACTTAACTTCAAAAGAGAAAGCCCTTCCAGCCCAGAATCAGATGTACGATCTTCTTCATAAGAAGCTACAATAAGTTCGAATACTGCTGTTTTTACTTGCGCCGGTATCACAGTACTCGGTATTTCATTACCAAGTTCCGTATACACACCAGTTCTCGGCCATGCCAAAGACTGTGTGTCCGATACTTTAACACCGACCCAACGCACGTACCAATCTAAAAGGGAAGTAGCCGTTACCAGCAACTTCTCTTTATCTTCAGGAGCTAATCCTTCCCAAAAAGTGACATGGAACCTATTTAAAAAATAAGCATCCGCCTCTAACTCAGTTGGGTACGAATTGGCAGCAGGTCCGCCTACTGTAGCGTCTATGGCCATCAGATCACCTTAAATCTTGCCTTTACCCTTTGCACTAGCGGCATCTTCTTTGGCTTGCTGTTTAGCGGCGGCGGCAATTTTGGTGGCTTCGGCTTCTTCAGCAGCCTTGGCCAATGCGGCGGCTTCTTCCTCGGATACTTCAGGGGTAGATTCTTCTACAGGAGCAGTTTCAGACCAACCGGCTTTTTTCATCAGTTCCAGTTGTTCCCGTTCTACAGTAGCTTCCTCACCATCTTTATACATTGTATACATTGGAATCTCACTCATTTAATAGAATGGTACGGGAGATCTGATCTCCCGTACCAGTTGACTGCAGATTACTGATTACGGACGACTGTCGCCAAGCAAGGTGATCTTGCGAGGATCGAAAGCAAAGGCACCACACAGCAAGTCAAGGGACATGGTGGTCTTTTTACTGGTCATATCGTACCCTTTTACGATACGGCAGGAAACGCCGTTGTTGGAAGCAGAACCGATCTCTTTGTCACCGGGGGTATCCAGCATTGGGAAAGCCACGGCCAAGGAACGGCTATCAAAGATTGCACCGTGATAATCTACGGTAAGGCCGGAACCGACTACTGTGATAGCAGCATTGTCCGGGATGATTTCGGTAATGGGGTCAACCAGTTCGACAACACCGGATGCCGGAGCAGTTACCAGAGTCTTAACGATGAGAGGACGACGAACACCGGCGATTTTCAAACGCGAGCCGACAGTAAAGGTGGTGGCAGCAGCGGAGCCGCCATCGTAGGTCAACTGGATGTCACCGATTCGGTTGTTGGTATTACCACCAGCCCCGTTATTGACGAGGGCGGTACCGTTACCACAAACCTGACTGGCTACCGGAAAGGTAAGCGCAGAAAAGAAATCCATGCCCATTACATGACCCATCTGGCCTGTACGGAGGGTACTGGTACCGTCATTGCCACGGGTCTGTGACTGGTTAAACCACTCCTGACCAAGCAGGGTAGCCTCGGTATCGAGATCGACCAAACAGAACCGTTGGGTGGCCAATTGCTGCAAGGTAGCAGTTTTACGGGCCTGAGCGATATCTGCGGCATTTGCAAAAAGGCCGGTTGATACGTACATACCAGCACCCTGCAAGATTTTGGTAGCAACGTACAGATCAACGGTCTCGGCAAGACGATAAGCGGCCGGACGGATAACCTGATCGGAGAAGGAATCCAGGTCAAATACCAACTCACGGGCAGTCAACTCAACAGACACGTCGAGATGTTTTTCGATGGTCATCGAACGGCTGGAGTCAGAGATGTTCTGAATCTCAATTGCGGAAGCAAAATCTTTTACTGCGAAGTCACCGTGGGTACGGAACGAAATAACGTCGCCCTTTTTCCAACCGTTTGCACGGGAGGTAAACTCGGACGTGGTATCGAAAGCGCACATACGGGTTACGACCAACGCATCTTCAAGGTGACGAAGGGCCTCAGCGGCCAAGACATTCGGGTGTTTCCAAATATTCATTTTAATTCCTCATAGAATTCCATTTAATTGTACAGGCTTTCGCCCTAAAGTTCAGTTTTCGTTGGCCGAAAAATTCTTCTTTCTGCTAATTCCGCTGACCCCTGGTCTAAGTCCCCTGGACTTTTTAGGAATTATTATTTACTGTGCAGTGTAAACAGATTACATAAACTTGTCAATAAGAAAATAAGCTAAGTGCTTATTTTTTCATGGTCTGTTCACGTAACTTGCGGTATCCTGCATGATCGCCTTTTTCAAGCAACTCATTCATCTTGGCCAATACATCAGAATCTGATGCGGTTTTGCCAGTAAAACCGGCAGAAGTAGAACCAGGCCAAAAATGCGGTTTGCGTGTTTTAAGGCCTTCCAACCATACCTTTGGAGTAACAACGATTTTATCGGCGTTTTTCTTCAGGTTGCCGTTTGCATCACGGGACTCCACAGTCTCGTTATCATCAGCAACGGAAAACTCCATACGGCCATGCAGCAGTACATCTTCCAGTGCTTCAGGAAGGACGCCAGCTTCAAGGGCCGCAGTGCGCAGGGTATCATCCACAATTTTGGTGCGGTACTTGTTACGGAAGATATCTGCTTCTTTGGTGGTAAGGCCCAACTTCTCAGAAAGTTCGTCAATAGCCGCCTTGGCTTCCTGACGTACTGCTGATACTTTCTTCTCTACGACCTCGTCGAACTTACCCTCCTGGATAAGCCGCGCCTGCTCATTCTCACGGACGAACTTCAGTGCGTCCAATGCCGATTTCGGATCTTCGATATCAGCAAACAATGCCAGCTTTTCGAGGACTTTTTGTTTTTCGCCAAGCAGGGCTTCGTTATTGGTCTTGAGACCTTTAACTTGCTCTTCATAATCTGCAATGGCCTGTGCTCGTACGGTTTCGTCGGTAATATAATCAAACATGATTTTCTCCCCTGGAGATTTAGATTTTGCACCCTCTGGGCGCATGGGCACCTTGCCCTAACTTATTTAACATTATCTTTTTCGTTTGGATCGCCTGCTTTCAGTTTAGATTTACTTTTTGTGCCCTCCTTACCCTTATCCTTAGGTTCTTCTTTAATAGGTTTACCATCTTTACCCATAGCAGTCGGCTCTTGTGGGGCCATGGCTGCACGGAAAGCTTCGTACTTCTTAATCTCTTCCATATACTCTTCAAGACTAACTTTCTGATCCAATAGACCAGAACCAATCAGATATCTGTGTACTACAGATATCGGAATAACACCATTACCAAAACCAGCGATAACTTCACGAATAACAGCCGGATCAGGAATACCATAGGTAAGGGCAGAAGGCGCATCAATGATAACATCATCTCTACCAAACTTACCCCAATCGCAAATGAGATATAATGCCGCTTTAATGGCATTCAGTACGGAAAGGTAGACGCTGTATATAGACGCTGATTGCGTGGCCTGCCGTATGCGCAAGGCTTCAGCCGCTTCAACGCCTTTACGGGCATCTAATATAGCAACACCGTGTCGTATAGCTTCTTCATACAGTGAATCAATATGGTTTTTCACATGATCAAGAGCTGCCGTATCCGTAACTGTGTAGAATACCCGCGCAGCCGGATCTGGCAGAACAATCATTACGGAAGAACCTACCACGTTGGGGGTAGATTCATCATTGCTGGCACCGACTATGCACAGTGTTGGGTTACAGGAAAGGTACTCTGAGTTGGACAAGTCGGCTTCTTTACGGTATATCTGAATGGAACAGTTGGCTACTGAGAGCAGTGGGATAGGCTGCGCATCCAAACTGTTATTGATGGAACCGGCAACAAATATGGGGATCTGCTGTAGTTTACGTCCGAGGTACGTTGGGGTAACAGCCAAATCAGGAATTTCCCCACCTTCCGCAAATGCTTTTACGTTATAGTTACCACCTTCATCCAGGTAGGAAACGTAGTACACATCCTCAGTATCGTGTGAAAGAATATCAG